GGACATGCTCAAGTCGCCGGACGCCATTCGGCAGTTCAGCACCGCGGTCATTTCGATCGCCGGGTCGGACGCCTTACTGGCAAATGCCGAGCCTCGCTCGCTTTTCAATGCCTGTCTTACGGCAGCCAGCTTAAACCTGCCGATCAATAAAAACTTGGGCTTTGCCCATATCATCGGCTACAAGAATAACAGCAAGGGCGGTGTAGTCGAGGCGCAGTTCCAGCTGGGTGCTCGCGGTTTCAAGGAACTGGCGCAACGCTCGGGCCGTTATAAGATCATCCACGAAGGTGACGTCCGTCAGGGCGAGCTTAAGAGCCGCAACCGTATGACCGGGCAGGTTGAATTCGAGTGGTGCGACGACGACGAGGAGCGCAATAAGCTGCCCGTGATCGGCTACTTCAGTTATTTCAAGCTGGACAACGGCTACGAGTCCACGCTCTACTGGACCGCCGAGCAGGTGAAGCAGCACGCCCAACGGTTCTCTCAGGCGTACAAGAAGGGCTACGGTCCTTGGAAGGATATGTTCGACGCTATGGCATTAAAAACCGTCATGAAGCTCAACATTTCCAAGAACGGCCCGCTGGATATCAACCTCCAGCAGGCAGTCAATGTCGATCAGGCCGTGATCCGCGACGACGGTAAGACCGATTACATCGACGGCGAATTGGCCGATGTCACCAACACCGATTCCGAGGAGGACGATATTGTTGCCGCCAACGGTGGCGATGCTCCGGCTCCGGACGATGTCGATCAGAGTGTGCCGGAAGCTGAGTCGGTTCCAGCCAAACCTGCCAAGCCGGCTAAGTCCGTCAAGGAGCGTGCTGCCGAAATGTCAGCTGCCGCTCGGGCTCGATCTGAGAAGGGCCAGCAGGCCGGATTGTTGGACGACGATGCGGGCAGTGATAACTGAGCATGACGTCGAGCAAGGCTCCCCGGAGTGGCACGCGCTTCGGGAGCCGCTCTACACTGGCGCCAACGCCGACAGGCTGCTGCGCTTTGGGCAGATTGATTACTCCCGCAACCCGGACGCTGCGTTCGGCGGGAACTTCTATACCAAGCGCGGCCATCTGTTAGAGGCTAAGGCGATCGCGCTCTATGAGCGGATTCAGCAGTGCAGCGTGCGGTCCGTCGGTTTCGTTACCAATTCTCTTTACCCGCAGTGTGGCTACAGTCCGGATGGTCTGCTACCCGAAATACTGATCGAGGTTAAGTGCTTTAATAAATCACTCCACTTGAAAATGTGGAAGGCCACCAAGCCAGCCGAGATTCTGGCGCTCATTCCGTTCAAGGTTCTGGCCCAAGTGCACTACGGTATGTTTATCACTGGGCGCAAGGTCGCGCATCTGTTGATTTACAACCCCGAGTTCGCCAAGCGCACGCTTCCTGATGGCAGTCCTAACCCGGACTACGATCCCAAGAAGGCGTTCAAGATTATAACCATCCGCCGGGAGTCAGCCATCGCGGCCAACCTCAAGCGGATACTTAAACCAAAGGAGCCACGCAATGTCGCGCTACATCCCCAAGCGGCCTAAGATTGAAGAAGTCGGGCTGCGCAAATGGCTGGACGAAAGCAAGGACGAACACAACGGTCATGGCTATGATCGGTTCGTTGAGATGCTCGGGTCCGACCTTAATTTTACTAAGCCCCAAATCGCCACCGAGTTTGGCGTCACCAAGGACACCATCTATCAATGGCTGGCAATCCACGAACGGGAGGCAGCCAAATGATGCCCTACTGCGATCACGCAAATTGGCTGCAGCGTATAATGCACCGGCATTGCTGGCGTGTCGCTCGGCACATGCACCACGATTCAGAGAGCTGGGCAAGTATCAATGCCTGCGATAAGCACGAGCCGTGGTACCAGGCCGAGCTCAAGAAGCTAGGGGTTAAGCCATGACGGCCGTACCTAAAACCCCAGAGCCCAAGAAGCTCGAGATCGAAGTCGACGGCGAGAAGCTGGCATGGATCGGCAAGGTTCGCACGTTCGATGCCGACGTCCATAGCTTCCAGTCCCGCATTAAAAGCATTCAGGAGTCTATGCAGGACGTCCTCGACGGCACTGACGAGTATTCGGCCGTGCTCCGCGCTCAGGACGAGCTAGAGACTGCTAGGGCGAATCTCAAGCGCCGGCTCGATGGCAATAGCGAGTGGATCGCGCTCACCGAGGATCTGGCGCAAGAGCGCCTGTCGCTCAAGGACGCGCAGGCCAATCTGTCGGAGTTCCTGCTGGGCTACTTCCATGACACCGGCGAGAAGCAGATCGAGCTTGGCCCGGGCAACGGCAGGGAAGTGATCCTCAAGGGTCGGCTCGGTAAGGCCAAGGATTTTCAAACTAATATATTCAGCAGAATGGAGGCTCCCGATGAAGCTTAAAGTAACCAAGGCATCGACGTTCGAGATCAATCCGGCCAAGAAGTATGTTTGTATAGTCACTACCGATGTGGAGCGGTGGAGCGGGGAACAGAAGGCCCAGTTGGTCGCCACGCTTGCATCCAATCATATCGACGTGGCCTTCATCCCGGACGGCAGCAAGTTTAAGATAGTGGAGCAAACCAATGCCAATGCCAAAGCCTAGCGAGGAGCTCAAGCTAAACTGGAAGCCACTCGATGTTACTATTAAAAGTATCAATACCGTCAGCGCTATTGTCGTTCATCCGGTCAGCCAGCAGCAGCAACAAATTCTGCAGATTATCGGCCTCGGCGACAATAACCTTGTGTACCAGTACGACGGTTCTGTTAAGAAGTGGAAGGAGCAAGACTAATGAGCGGACGCACAGCCAAGCTCCTGCGGCGGCAGGGGCTACGTAAAACGAAGCGTGGAGGCCATTCGGGTCGATGACAGCACCAATTATGGCTTCGACAAGAAGTTCTACTGGGATCGGCGCAACCACACTGTCACGGCTCCGCTCGACCATGCCGGCCACGAGATCGTCGGCTACTTAAAAGTGAAGGTCGGCGATCCGGACGTTCATAATCCCAAGGACGTATTCACCACACTCGAGCTGGCTCAGGCCGCTCTGCCCAAGGTAAAAAAGAAGGACTGGGAAGTTCGTCAGGTTATTCGCAAGCCGCTTAGTGGCATGCCTCGGGCGCCGCGCGAGTATCGAACTGTCGAGGACCGCGAGGGCGAACTAATCAGGATTCCGGAGCGTTAGCCATGTTTAGATTTTTAAGGTGGTTCTGGCGCAAGGCTCAAGCCTATGCCGCGCAGGACATCATCGTTTACATTCAGAAGAACGCCCAGTTCCAGCACGTCGATCGTGATCCGACTATGCCCGCAAAGATGCCTGGCCGAATTGTGTACACACAACACCTAGAGGACTTCATTGTCAAGCGGTATATAATGCCTAGCAGGCAGGACGACTTTCCGCTCGTCGAACAGCATATAAAATTAAACTTGGACACATTAGACAATGGCATTCAAACTAAGCCACGCCCAGCGGGTCGCCAACGCCCACAAGGCCGCACAGACTCGGAAGGCTAAGGGTGAGAAGGCTTTCGGCAATCAGTCGCACGCCCAGCGTTCGGCTAATGCCAAGAAGGCTGCCGCTACCCGCAAGTCGCGAGGCGAGACTCCTTTTGCACATGAGTCCGCCGCGGTTAGGTCTAGTGCCGCTCACAAGGCCGCCGCGACCCGTCGGGCGCGTGGTGAGAAACCTTTCGCTCACGAGACTGCTGCTACGCGTTCTGCTGCTGCAAGGAAAGCCGCAGCGACGCGCAAGTCAGAGGGTATTGTTCCTTTTAGGCATGAGACGGCTGCGACGAGGTCTGCTGCCGCCACGAAGGCAGCCGCTACGCGTAAGGCCAACGGCACCAACAATTTCAGTCACGAGACTTCGGCGACCCGATCAGCCGCAGCTAAGAAGGCAGCGGCAACGCGCAAAGCCAATGGGACGGTTTCCCATAAGGTTGGCTCTACCTTACACGTCAAGAAGCCAGCCAGCGCAGCTTCCTCGAAGGCCCATGTCTTGAAGAACTCAAAGACCATTCACCACACCGAAACCATGCGGGGTGGGCTGGGCCGCGGTCGTCGCATTACTCGTCACCGCACAGAGAACTCGCGCTTGCATACTAGGGGTGGCACCCATCACCGGACTGAAAACAGTCGCATGCACGTTTAGGGTCTGGTATAATCGTGGCAGATAAGCATAACCATAAAATGAAAACACTCACCGTTAATTCAGCTCAGGAGTTCGAGGAAGTCTTTTCCAAGGCTCTGGTCGATGGTGCTCAATTGGTAAGTGTTCAGTTAGCTTATCCTAACAATAAAGCGAGGTTCAACATGAAAAGATTTGCTATTGTCGCTGTCTTAGTAGCGGTGCTCGCTGTTGTAGGTATCGGATCTGTACAGGCCTATAACAAGTACCGTGATCAGCGCAATGTTCAAGCAGTCGCCGCCTCCGTCAAGGCCAAGACGGAAGCAGCCAAGGCGTGGGCCGCGCAGCAAGTGCACAATGCTGCCATTAAAAGCCTAGAGAACCAGTGCGCCAAGGACCATGCCACCTATCTTGCCGAGACTCCCGTTCAGCGGGCAGCCAAGAATTCGGTGGCCGATTGCAATCCGTCCTTGACGGTTGTGCAATAATAAGCGTTAGCGTTATAATGCGCTCATGCTCCCAAAACAAACAATCGAAAGGGTGCACTCGGTTTTCACCGACGAGCATGCCGCCGATCGGGCAATAATTGCCAGTTTGTTTAGAGAAAATAATAGATTAAGAGGAGAGTCCCCAATGTCAAAAATAGTTAAATCAACAGACGGCAAATTCTACCTAGTCCACGACTACGAGGAATTGACCGTCGAGCAAGTTAGCGATCTAAAAGTTCAGCTGCAAGCTGATGTCGAGTTGCTTCAGGAAGCTGAAACAGCCTTGGCTCCGGCCGATGGTTCTGCTCCTGCAGACCCTGCAGCTCCTGCTGACCCCGCCGCACCAGCTGATCCAGCAACGCCTGCCGCACCGGCAGACCCAAGTGCTCCGGCCGCTCCTGCTGATCCGTCAGCACCTGCAGCCCCAGCCGATCCAGCAGCTCCCGCTGCTCCGGTCGATCCAGCTGCACCCGTAGACCCTGCCGCACCAGCCGCTCCGGCTGATCCTGCTCAGGTTCCTGCGCCGCAGATTCAGTAACACTTAAGGGCCCTAAAAATAAACACCATGCAGTTTCACGGATATTACTTGTTTTTGATCGGCGTTTTAGTGCCGACGTACAAGCTGTTGAATCTGTTGTGGGATTTTGGGGCTCTACTAGTTCGACTGATTACGAATTACGATCCGCGGAGTCAGGTGCGTATTAGAATAAAGCGGAGTTCTCGGGTCGGCCGAAGTACCAGTCTATAATTTTCTGGGCCTCGTCGAAGCCGACAGCGAAGTTCGTGTAGTAGCCTTTACGGGCAAGGTCTTTTAGCATTAAAAATTGCTCTTGGATATGCGGGTCGCTGGTCAGGTGACCTTTGCGTTCGCCACGGGTGAC